GAAACCTGTCCTGACGGTGCTATTTACACCGTGCATTGGACAGCTTCCCTAGAGGAAAATGGTGAGGCTGCCGGTGCGTATGGCAGTGTTGGCCTTGGTGATCCAGACCCAGATGATTTCACTCCCTTTAGTGAGCTGACAAAAGAAGAAGTTATTAACTGGACACTTTCGGCTATTGGTGTTGACCAAGTTGTTTCTATTGAAGAAGCACTTCACAACCAAATCCAGCAGAAGTTAAATCCGACATCCGCAGCAGGCGTCCCTTGGTGATAGTATTTATAAAGTCACTTGTTTAAAATGACCTGTAAAAAGTCTGAACTTATCTCTGCCATTAATTCTTTTGGGTCTGCGCGTACCACTGGAGACGCGAAGCTCATTGCTTTTGCTGGTGAACTTCTTGTTCAACTTCTTGAAACCATTGAGTTTGAGCATGAAGAGTTAGAAGAAACTGTTAATACCAAAACTGAAGGCGTTGAGTGACTTGATGCACCTAGCTTAGAGTTAATGAAAAGCTCTAGGTCGATGTCTATTAAACTTGTTGAGGCGGCGCGTTATTTTAAAGAGCAGCCGCACCAAATTAACGCATGGAATTGGCTCCAGACTCAGATTTCATCTGAGACCCTGGAGTCTTTTGCAGTTAAGTATCGCACCGCGCCAACACCAGTAAACTCTTATCCCAACACCTGGGAAGGCGTACTGAAAGCAGGTAAAGACGCAGGCGCAAAATACCCAGAATGCGTTGCCGCTCAATGGGCACTTGAATCAAATTGGGGTAAAGACACTTCAGGTGCCCATAATTACTACGGTCTCAAGGGATCGGGTACAACGGTCAATACCCAGGAGTTTATTAATGGTCAATGGGTAACAATTAAAGCTGGTTTTATTGATTTTCCAGATCTTTACACCTGCACTTGCTATTTAGTTGATAGGTGGTACAAAGACTACGGAACATACAAAGGTGTTAATCGAGCCACAAGCAGGAATAGCTGCGCACAATTATTGGTTACCGAAGGGTACGCCACGGATCCAGCTTATAGCACCAAATTAATTCAGATTCTGGATAGGCAGCTTGGCACTCCCGGTGGCAATACAACTGATGCAGTCACTTCAAAAACTTTGTCTGTACCTTATTTCTACCAGCTTGATAATGTATCTGGAACAGGTTACCGCGAGTGTTTTTCCTCAAGCTGCGCGATGATTTCGGCTTATTACGGCCTAGTAAAAACCGATGACGAATACAATAAAATTCGCGCTAAATACGGAGACACTACAGACAAAGACGCACAGCTGGCTGCGTTACATTCCCTGGGACTCAAAGCAAAATTTATTACCAACGGCAATGCTGCTTTGTTGGAAAATGAATTACGCAATGGTCGGCCAGTAGCAGTCGGTTGGCTGCATCAGGGCAATATTAACTATCCCACCGGTGGTGGACATTGGACTTGTTGTATAGGTTTTACGCCTGATTGCTTTGTGCACAATGATCCAAACGGTGAAGCTGATATGGTGAATGGAGGGTACGTCAGCAATTCTGCCTCTCGTGGCAAAGGTGTTAAGTACAGCCGGAAAAATTGGCTGCGCCGTTGGGAATGCGATGGCAACAATACAGGCTGGGCAATTATTGTATCAAAGTGAAACGCAATAAAGATTTAAAGCTACGCATCAATATGTGCTGGGAAGTTGGTGACGAAAAAAAGTGCGTAACCCTCAGCAAAGAAGAGGCTTACGCAACTAAAAAATGGGTTGAAAACAACGATGGTTGTGTATGGTGGTTTACGGCTTTAGAAGACTAACTTTAGCGTTGCTTAGCACGACCAATTATCAAGCCGCCGATCTCGATAAGTTTGTAGAGTTTGCGGACAACTTTGTCATCCTTGGGAGTCGGAGTTAACGCGCAGATTGCAGAGCAAGCGGCATGGACAGCCAGCGCCACTTCCAGGTATTTATTGAGGTGTTCCATGGGATAACCTTAGTGGATTTTTATATTCTACGTCTAGCTATTTAATCTTCATAGATGCGACATTCGTGCGCCCATGGTTCTGTTTCGCAGTGTTGTTTAAAGGCTTTTGTTGGGCATTTATTGATGTCAATCTGACATTGTTTAAACAATTTACAAATCAACCAGTTGTAGAGCTTAATCATGGCACTGTAGCAAAAGGTACAAGGAAGGCGGGAAAGCGGTCGTCAGCCTGGTGCTCACGCCGCCATGCTTCGTCCCATTCATTTAAGGAATGATCGTGAACATCTTGGCCTTCATAAAATTCCGTATGATCATTCAAGATAAAGTCATTATTCTCAAACAAAATATACGTAAAATCTTCCAGTAATAACTCAAAGTCACCAGTTGGAAATTCGATAACAACACCAACCTCGTAATCTAAGGGTTCGTTGCGTGTTGTTGAAATACACAAGAGATACGTCCCCCTGGTCAAGGGGTAATACCTGTCGTCACCCCTGTCAAGACGGTTTGGATCAAAAGTATTGTATAAATCTGACTGGGCATTCATGACGTGCCCTACATATGGATTGTAGATTTCTCCATCAATTGTTGTGGTAATACTGTCATCTTGAAAAATTCCCCTTCCTTGAATCGGAATCAGGTTCAAATCGTATACAGACGCGTTGATGTATTTAGGCCTTGGGCCTCCTTTTGCGACAATGATCCAGGCATTGGCAGTGATGGTAAAACTAAACCAATGGTTATAAGAACCGCCGCCATAGCCGCCAAAGGATAATTGATTGGTATCGCTACGGCCAATTACCTGGTTCTTGGGCCCCAAGCTTCCCTTTAAATTACGTAGAGACAGTTGACTAAACTGCCCCATATTTAAAGGATTGTCCTGCGTCCTTTGACGTTGAACATCCTGACTACGTGCCATTTATATGCTGTAAACCTTTAGATGTATTCTACTCGTCTGGTATTTCTGTATCTTTGGGGAACGTTATGGTATTGCGAAACACTTGATTAAAGACCAGGGGGTCTTCCTTGTGTTTGCCATAGGCCATAAGTTTCTCCGCTTCAAAAGCCAATTCAAACGGATAGACACTCTCAGGAGGAAAGGCTCTGTTCCAGCTGGAAACCAAATGCAAAGGATTGCCACACCTTGGGTTGCCACAGGTGCGTGTCACAATCATTGCCCCCACGTCCCCCCAGGCACAAGTGTAGATGGCCTTGTGGAAACTCAGGTTCTCAGCCTTTTGATGGCTGTAGGCAGACCGATAGGAGGGCATACACACACGCTTTGGCGCATAGAGCCCAGGAGTTTTGATCGTCCAGCAAGCCTCAGGATCACCTACTTCAACTTGAGGCCAAAGCTTATGGTATTTTGCTTTGTACTCAACGTGAATATAGTTGATGTCAAAACCACAGATATTGGATTGAATCTTGTGAACGCAGTGATAGCACCAGTGCTGCTGTGAATCACGGATTGTATGCCCATGGGGGCAAATAAATCCTCTGTAGTAACCACGTTTATCCAACTCATCATCGCTTAACGCATCAATAGCTTGAACAAAGCGAAAGTTTGTAGCTTCCGCTACTTTTTTTGCGGAACGATGAAGGTTTGCCATGGTTAAGACAGGACGGTTTGGACGCAACCGAGGTCAGGTTTTTTCTTGTTCCCGTATTTTTTGCTGGCAACCAAGGTTTTTCGGTTGTCTTTGTCCTTGTTCACCTCTTCGTGGAGCACATCAGTATTGACAGGGTCTGTGCCAGTGCGCAAATAGTACACAACACGGTGCGCAAGGTAGACGACGTTGTCGAGGCAGATCATGTAGTAGCCCGTTGCCTTGTTGAGGCGCCCTGCTTGGCTACCGGCAGGGTTGCAAGCCTTCTTGACACGCCACTCCAGGCCACTGGGATACCGGTCAGACAGTTGGAGAAGCTCTTCAACCCTCCAAAGGGGTGGCATTTCCTTGTGGTTGCGAGACATGCGGCTCCCGTGGGACTGAAAAACATAGTAATAGGGTCGGCACGGAGCGTCAAGGGTGCGGAAAAAACTAAGAATGGGGCATTTTATTCTCTATACTTAGTTAAATGACGCCGCTTGACCACAGTGTACGTACTTTATTTCTCTTTGCTGACTCCCTGCACTTTTTAACATTACACCCCTTTCTCAAACTGTAATTCGCCTTAGGGGGGGATGTAACAGGGTCCTATTCTCTGTTCTTGCACACCTCACTCAAGTCTCAACCTGAGACTCGTACCCACAAAAAAGGAGGCTGTTGTCGCAGCCCCCTCCTCAGATCAGCTCCCCGTGGGCCCTGTGCCCTACTTGCGTCCGTAGTCGTCGCTGAGGCGCGTAATGTCATCCTCGTACAGTTGAGAGCCCCTCTGGACCTCAATCAGGATGAGTTCCGACTCCCCAGCCTCTAGGCGATGGATCTCGCCCTTGGGGATATGGGCTGTGGTACCGGGGAAGGCGATCAGTTGCCTGTCGCCCACCGTGATGGTTCCGGTTCCAGCCACGACAACCCAGTGCTCCTCGCGGTGCTCATGCTTTTGAAGGCTGAGCCGTTCATAAGGTTTGACTGAGAGTGTCTTGACTTTGTAATTGGGCCCCGAGCAGATCGTTTCAAACGATCCCCAGGGCCTTTCCTCCCGGTAGGTCATGCAGTTGCCTCGGTCAACTCCTTCTTCTTCTCAGTCTTTTCCTGCTTCTTTTTCCGCTTACTGGTTTTGATCTGAGGCTCCTCCTTCGTGGTCAGCACCTCTTGGAACACATCATTGAAATCAGCTGCAACCGTATCCCAGTTAAAGCAGGTATCAGTGACGCGGTCGTAGCACTTCTGCGCCACTTCGTCCAGCTTGTCGCGGTTGTTGTAAAGATCCGTAAGGATGCTTGCCAGATGGTTGTCATCAGGGCACGGCATGATGCGACCAAAGTTGGTGTCTACATCTGCGTGCAGGTTGCGAATCAGGGGACCACAGCCTTCAAAGATTTCCTTACATGAGGTGTGATCAGGAACAACCTGTGCCACGCGGCAGGCAGCATGTTCGAAGTTCACCAGTCCCCAGCCTTCTCCTTTACAAGTATTGATGCCAACATCAGCAACGTTATAGATGGTGTTAAGCAGCTCTACAGGCACAGAAGGGCCGTGGGGCGTAGGTGCGGTCATGATGATGCGACCGTTTGGATCTAAGCCTTGACGGCTCATCTCCCGATTAAACAGCGGCATCAGGTCCCAGCCCTGGTCCTTTTGCCCCATATGCAGGTACAGCTTGGCATCAGGTTTATCGACTGCAAACTTGGCAAATGCCGAGATAGTCAAGTCGATGCGCTTACGGAATTGGTTCCTGTTCCCGTTAAAGACAATGAAGTCATCAGGGTTTAGGCCCAAGCTCTTCCGACACTCTGCCTTGTCCTTGGGATAGAACTGACCAGCGGTAACACCATGGGGAATCACCCAGATTGGTTTGTCTACACCAGAACTTAACGTCTCTTCTGCCCCGAATTTGGTGTAGCAAACAGCTGCGTCCCACTCATGCATGGTTTCGGTCAAGCAGCCATACCAGCCATAGGAGTCCATGGGGTAGTAACCCACAAACTTAAAGCCAATCTCATCGCGCAAATCTTTGACTTGAGACCATTGATTATTAATGATCCAACAGTCATTGATTGTAAAGATTACGTCGGGCCGCACCCGTTCTGTAATTTCACGAATCCGCGCCTCACCAAAAGGTTGGTTCTGGTACATGTTGGCGGCAGGGTACATGAAGTACTCCTGTTGCAACGGAGTATAGTCTCCGTGCCAGTTGCAGCCAAGAACGTGGATCTCATACCGATCTTTCAGACGGCTCAGTACGTTTTCGGTAACACGAGCAAAACCAGTGGTAGCAACAATGTCACCTACCCACAAAAGCTTGGGCTTATTTTCAGTCATTTAAATAGTTACTGACTGAAGATAGTATACGAATTATTGAGGAGTTGTAGACCGTACCAGTTCTTTTTCCTCTGATCGTTTTGATTTGAGTTTAGTTTTTAGGAATTCGGCAGCCTTGTGGGTATTCGTTGTGTTACCACAAGTATAGAGATCGATGGCTGCATAGCCCAACTCGGGCCATGAGTGGATAGATGCATGGGATTCTGCCAGCAACGCAAGGAGTGTGACCCCTTGCGGCTGAAATTTTTCACCAAAAATACGCAAGATATTTGCGCCCGCCATATTGAGGGCCACCTCAAGCAACCGCTCAAGCTCCTCGTAGTCATCAAGAATAGCTTGATCACATTCATAGAGATCAAGAATGAGGTGGCGTCCGTTGCTCAAAGTTCTTCTCCCACTTCTTCCATTGTCGCATTAGATGTCTTGTCAATAATATCCCCGTAGAACGTACGCCATTCCTCTTTGTTAAGCCCAACCTCAACAAGGGAAGGATATTGCTCATATTTGGGCCCAAACGCCCGAAGAGCAATGTTGACTACCCGCATGCCACGACTGTTTTTAAATTGATAGACATTCAGCTTGAGCTGATGAACGCATACGTCCATAAGCAGGGATTCAAATCGGCTGCGACCAAGGATGTTGCTGTTTGAACCACGGGAGAATTCGCAGTAGCTGGCATACAACCACTTATCCCAGTTGATGTACAGGTTTGATACACCTCCCGGCGCATGCTTAGCCAAACCAACAGGAGTGGAGATACCTGGGTCAAACACCACACAATGTTGCATCCAATCCAAGATCTGGTTGGACTTAAGGATCTGTTCCTTATGGTGCTTAGCAAAGAAGCTGACCTTCTGGTTGGTTTCCATCAGGTACTCACGCATCTCAGCTTCCGTCATATCCAAGACCCAGTTCACGAGACCAGGAAGCAGAGCCGCAAACTCACCGAAAGGATGACCGCGATCATCCATATCGATAAGGGTGCGTTGCTCAGCGGAGCTACCAGTGAAAGGCTGATCGAATGGGATAGTAAGACGACGGCGAGCCAAGCCCGAAGTTGGGTCTGTGGTTTGTATAGGTTCATTGGCGGTGATCATGACAAGTCCATTGAACTTAAACGGTTTCTGGCTACCCGCCTGAAACTTTCTTTCGTTACGGATCAAGTCACGTCCCGTGATTGCCTTAAGGACAGAGACCGAGCCACCGTAACGCTCCACGTCATTGAAGAGCAGTAGTTTTTTCTTATACAAGTTGGCGGTCTCAAACCTGTTCTTCTCCAGATGCTCTAGCGAGGAGATCATGGCATTGTCATCACCAACCAATGCGTGGGCAAGGTTGCTGTAGGTGGACTTACCTGATTTACCTGGGCCTACAATCTCAACAAACTTTTGGATGTCGGAGTGGCTGAGTAGCACTGCCCGCAGCCAAGCCCTCAGTACCTGGACACGACCCCAGCTGTCATGTTGCGTGCTCTTTAGCCATTTAACAATTGATTCGCAAGTGGCATAAGGATCGTATTCGTATGGCAGCTGTTGCGTGATGTACATCTCCCGGTTGAAGGGAAGAAGTTCCCGTGTGTCTACCTTTAAGATGCCGTTCATAAACAGCAGGTGGTCGTTGCCTTCATACCAGTCATCAAAGATGGTGGAGATACGCAACTGCTCCATCAAATCTGAGATCAGATTCATGGAATAGCCGCTGTGCAACAAGCCTTCTTTGATGGCATCCAGACGGCCTTTGATATCGCCCTTTACTTCATATTCAGAAAGCTGTGACCACAGTCCCTTCCGCTGGTATTCATACATGAAAAATGCGCCATGGGCTTGGCTATAGCGAAGGTTACCTTTGTAGTCCTGCAGGAGGATACCAGTAATTACATCGGAAGAAGGATTGCGAGATTTTTGGCTTTTCCCTTGCTTATCCGCAAAATCAGTACGGCGCTGCCGACCGGTTGCCGGCGCTTGCCTCAGAGATTCACTAGTTTCTGGCGTGTTAAGACCCAAGTCGTCTTCCAGTTCTGTTAATAGTTTGGACACGTGATCAAGCATGGCATCATCTACATTCATTGCTTTGTGGTTTTCAGACGGCTTCCAACCGTTCTCTTTGGCGACGTGAACGATGGAACCAATGCTGCGACCACCACCTTTCGAGAAGGAAAGCCAACGCCGCTGGCACTCCCCATCCCGATACTTATCAGATTGCCGAGACCATTCATCCCAATGATCCAGCAGAGATTCATCTAGTGAATGAAGCGACTGGCCAACCGTGATCCAGATGTCGTAATCATCTGTTGCTTCTGGTGGCATGCCCCACATTGCTTCCAATGCAAGCTGCATGTCCCGCTCAAGGGAAATTTCAGCGTTGATTGCAAAGGAAGGTCCGATGATGCGCGTTGTTTCTTTTGCCGGCACCCCTTGCTTAACATTCTTTTGAACGATGGCATTCAGTAACCAGTCCGGAAACTCAGGCAGGTTTTCAATCCACTCAAACCCCTGGTCTGGAGCGGTGAAGTAACCGGATGTTTCTGGGTGCAAGCCCATTAACACACCTTGGTGCCGCTTCCACAGAATTTCCAGCTTTTCCTTGGGTCCTTCAGAGTGCCAGGTGTACTTGTTTCGGATGAATTGTTTGTGCTGATCGCGGGAAAGCTTGTACAGCTTCCGCTCACGCCCCTCCTTCCCGCTAAGAATTGTTAAGGTTTGTGGAAGTGCCTGATCAAAGGGAAGCTCCGAGAGTTCCTCGATGAGTTGGTAGACGGTAGGACCATCGACATCAACCCAAACAAAACCATAGGGGTGGTTGTAGACCGGACCGCCAAGTAAGCCAACAGCTTTGCAGCGCCCACCCAGGATCTCCTCTTCAATTTCCTGGGGACTAAAAGGCTTTTTTTGCCAGCCAGCCACATACGGATCTTTGTTCGGACCCAAAGGGGTCAAGGGCCAGTCGACAGGAATGTAATCAAGCTTGATTTCACCAGGCTTGAGAGCTTGCTGATTGGTATTGGTCATACCTGGGACTCCTGTCGGACTTCTACTTTAAAGTTTTTATTGGGGAAGCTTGCCTCTTTAAGCAATAAAAAAGCGTGAAGGTGCATAGGGGTGGGGAGAGAAAAGCAGTCTCCATCGACCGCGTCTGACATGCGGTGCTGGAGTGCGTTGATCCACTCCCCCATGAAAATTTGAATTTCCACGGGAGGGCTTGTCTTGAGTGTCTTCTCATCCTACGGCGAACAATCCAGCCAAGCCTTTACAGTTTCCTAAAATTACTTAGACTTATTGGACTCATTCAAAGACATATGCTTTTCTTTATCAATGGTCTCAAACTGATTCATTAATCTGTTGTAAATCAGAAGAGGATCCTCCCTCGTCTGGATAGAGGATGAACACGCAACAGACCAGGCGTGTTGCTTGCGACGCACTGCAGGATCTCCTGGATCGTAACCCATTGCTTAACGGCTTCAACACTTTGAATTTAATCTACTTTAAATATTGTTGATATAATTAGTTGATACGAAGCATTAACATGCGTAATCAAAGTACAGGCGGCAACAAAAAAGCAGGCCCTTCCTCTGTTGATAAAGCAGGCGGCAAAAAAAGTATGCCTAAGCCTCGCGGGAAAAAAGTTGTTCGCGGTGCCACAAAACCTACGCCCCCAACCCCACCAAACGCGCCAAGTAAAACACCTAAAAGTGCAGGGCCAACCCCTACTCCTGCACCCGTTCCAACTCCTTCTTTTGACCTTGCCGGTCCGCCACGCACTTATACACCTGCACAAAAAGCAGCTATGAAAGAAGCTGGGATGAATAACGATAAGCGTTATTCAAATCGTCTTGGTAGAGCAGGACTTGGGCTTGGCAGTGCAAATGTCGGTAGTCGGACTGGCGGTATCGGTGGCAGCCGCACTGTTGGTATTGGCAATAAGCCTAAACCAGGGGCTAAGCGCTGAGCCGGATTTAAATTAAATCTGGATCATAAACATTGCAATTTTCAATTTGGCTGTAGTATTCGGCAACGATCTTCAGCCAATCTTCTCTTAGGGAATCCAGGAAGCGCCTGGAGATCTTGAAGACTTGAGTACGAACAGGCGTCGACACCAAGATTGCCGCCTGTTGTACTCTCATGCCAAGGGTCTGTTCAATAGCGATATCGTACGCAGCGAGCTGCTTGCAAGTCTTTTTAAATTTCAGATGCCCACCTAAGAGATCACGCCACTCAGGCGTGCCCTTCTCTAAGTCTTTGGGCCACTTGCGACTGTAGGGTTTGACGCTGGTCTTTAGGTCAGCAAGCGTCAGTTTATTGTTAGCCACAGCAATAATATCAGGAGCACCAGCCCAAGAGCGTCCTTCTCCGTCACAACCCCAGACGCGAGCAACGTCATCAGCGCCAATAGTGAAGTCAAACTTATCCAGAACCGGAGACTCGGCCCAAAGGATTTCCTGGAATTGATCCAGAATTGCCGGCATGCCAGCCCAAAAGTCCGAATATTCATCTTTGATTTCCGGAGTCTTGTTCCCTTTGAGGTACTGCTCCATACCATAGTGAATGGCAGTGCCCCGCTCGGCTGCTTGTTCTTTGACACCTGGATTATTTTTAGACCACATTTCGAGCTTCCGCTTGTTTGCTTCGGAAGCTGTTTCACTAATGATAGTAGTTACGGACGGCGCTGGTCCAGTGGGTAACGGCGTCGTGTAATGACGTTTTCCGTTAAGCGTAATTCTGGCAGCGGTCCTATTAATAGACCGCATCATTTCTGGTTGCTGGTCCTTGGCGTCAATCCAAGGATCTGATGTATTCAGTTTAGCAACCATTAACAGGTTTTGTATATTAGCTACAATATAACAGGTTTCAAACTAAGAATGGAAGATTTTAAGCTCGTTGTTTTGACAATATTGTTGGCTATGCTTGTGGCATCGATCAGTCAGCTAGCACCCCATTGGATCCACTGACAAAAATCCGACTGGGCATTGAGGGTTGGTTGTCCTGCCTGGGGGTTTTGTTGCAAATTACCTGGACTTGCATCAAGATCAAATGGATTGCGCTTTTGGCATGGCTTGCAACATTACTCGTTTTTATTACTGTGACCCAAGTATTGATCTCAAGTCATTCATAAAGCTTGAGCATCGCAGCAGGAATGGTGTGGCCTTTGATGACGTGGACACAGCAAAGGCAAACGCCTTCGAGGATTGTTTAACCCAAGAAGGCGAGCCCTATTTACGCGTTGACCTTTAGACGGTTGCCAAATCGTAGGTAATCATTTCCTTCACAAGGTCTTCAAAGCCAATGCGCGGTTCCCAACCAAGCTCCCGATACGCCTTGGTGCAATCACCCAGGAGAGTGTCGACTTCAGCTGGACGGTAGAACTGTGGGTTGATAGCAATGATTGTTTTGCCTAGCTTATGGCTGTACCCAATTTCATTGACACCTTCCCCTTGCCACTCCAGTTCCAGATCCAGGTAGTCAGCAGCAATCTCACAAAACTGTCGGACGCTGTGCTGGATACCCGTTGCAATCACATAGTCTTGGGGCGTTTCTTGCTGGAGGATCAGCCGCATAGCCTCCACATAATCTTTCGCGTGCCCCCAGTCGCGTTTAGCTTCCAGGTTCCCAAGCTCCAGCACAGGGATTTTATTGCGCATTACAGCAACTAATCCTTTGGTCACCTTCTTGGTTACAAAGTTATCACCACGGATGGGGCTTTCATGATTGAATAGGATGCCATTGGCACCAAACATGTCGTAGCTCTCGCGGTAATTGACGGTTAGCCAATAGCCAAACAATTTGGCGACACCGTAAGGACTTCTGGGATAGAAACCAGTTTCTTCATCTTGTGGAAACGATTTGACTTTCCCAAACATCTCGGAGGTAGAAGCTTGGTAGAAACGTGGACTAGATGCCCCCGCTCTGCATGCCTCCAGAACATTCATGACACCAATAGCGTTTGCCGCTGCCGTGCTGACGGGCGACTTAAAGCTGACACCCACATGACTCTGGGCAGCCAGATTGTACACCTCATCAGGAGCAAAGTCCTGGATCACCCTGGTCAAAGAAGGTGCATCAGTCAGATCCGAGTACTCAACCGACACATCCCCTGGCAGCTCCCCGCCAAAAGCCCATTTCAGTTTCTCGAGATGGTTGGGTAGCGTGTGGTTCCGGACAACACCACAAACTTTGTAGCCATTGTCGATTAGGTTGCGTGCCAAATACGAGCCGTCTTGGCCAGTAATGCCGGTGATCAGTGCGCGTTTCATTTGCCATATCTGCGTGGTTAAAGTATAACCATTAAAACAACGCTTAGTCATGATGCTGTTCAACTGGCCGCTCCAACAAAACACAATTGGCTGGAAGGAGCGCCTGACGCTGGCAAAATTCATCCTGACTTCTGACCGTTTCACCAATGGCCCTGAGTGCCGCCAGTTTGAAAACGAATGGAGTGAATGGCAAGGGGTGCCGTACTCTCTGTATGTAGCCAACGGATCCGTTGCCAACTTCCTACTGCTGGACGCAGTACACGAGTATTACTTCCCTGGCAAGAAGCAGCTAACAATCTTTGCACCAGCCATCAACTGGGCTACTAACATCTCAACTTTTTGTCAACAACATCACAACGTATATTTCTACGACATTGACTATGAAACCTACAGCCCAACCAAAGAGTCAGCCGAGGACCTTGCCTCAAAAGGTCTAGAGCCCGACATCGTTTACCTGACGCACGTCTTGGGAATCTCCAATGACATGGGCAGGATCAAAGAGCTGTGGCCCAATGCGACCATCATTGAAGACTGCTGTGAATCTCACGGTGCTCGTGATGCCAAAACAAATGTGAAGGTCGGCAACACAGGTATTGGCTCCACCTTCTCCTTTTACTTTGGCCACCACATGACCACCGTTGAGGGTGGAATGGTTTGTGTGCAGGACGAAGGTCTTTACAACCTGTTGCGTGCCAAGCGTTCTCACGGTTTATCGCGTGAGATGCTGCCGTCTTACCGGAGCCAAATCCAAGAGAAGTATCCGGATGTTGACCCCACCTTCCTTTTCCCCACCAAGGGTTACAACTTCCGCAACGTAGAAACAGGGGCAGTCCTGGGGCGCGTCCAACTCAAGAAACTTGACAGTTGGAATGAGCAACGCAATAAAAACTATGCGCTGTTCAGGGAAGAAATGATTGGCCGCTCTTGGTTCGATACCCTGCCAGAACCTACCGGCAACAGTGCAATGACCCTTCCGTTCCATTGCAAAGAATCTAAGGCAGCCGCTGAAATCAAAAATTTTCTTCAGTTGATTGGTATTGAGACGCGACCGTTCTTGGTGGGCAACCTTCTACGTCAGCCCTTCATGGAAGACTACAACTCTTTAATTGCTCTCCCCAATAGTGAGCGGATGCATACCCATTCGTTCTACATCGGCAACAATCACTTCATCAAAGAAGCTGACATCAAAGAACTGTCTAAGGCACTGGATCAATACGAGGCATTCTGATGCGAGTACTAATTTGTAGCATCATTCGCAACAGGGAACCATTCCTGTTTGGGTGGAAGGACCAGATCCTTTGCCTTAAGGATGAAAATCCTGGCATCACCTTTGACCTATCTGTGTTTGAGAACGACTCAACCGATGGCAGTGTTGAGTATTTGCAATCAATTGAGCCTGAGCTAAAAGAAGAACTTAACAATGTATGGATCCAATGCGTCAAAAAAGACTGGCCCTACTTTGGATCAGTGCGTGCAGAGGATCGCGTTAAGTATCTAGCTGAGGCCCGCAACGAATGCCTGGAAAAAGCTGAGCAAGAAGTTGGGCTCAAGTACTACAACAAAGTTGTGTTCATTGAACCCGACATTGACTTCGACCCCGAAGAAATTAGCCAGCTCTTTTGGGTTGATGATGACATTGCTTCTCCTTATAGCGTGCATCCCATGGATGTGCAAAGTCATCGTTGGATTTATGACAGCTGGGCTACACGCCTTGCCGCCGAGGATGACATCTTCAAAGGCCCACGTATTTTTGAGATGCCGCCCCGCCTTGGTGTAGCTGCAACCTTCAACTGTTTTTGCGTGTACTACGCACGTCCCTTTGCGGAAGGCGCCCGTTTCTCCGGCATCAACCCGTTGACTGAGTCCTGGGACTGCGACACCACTAACATCTGTTATGAGTTTTCAATGCGTGGGTACAGCTGTATTGGGCTGTACAATATCCTTCTTACCCACCTCGGGAACTAAGGTAAACCGTATTGTTTATTCACGTTCTCCGTATTTGATTTAAATGGAAAAGCTGCCAGACTATGTACAAGCGATAGAAGAGGGTAAGTCCCTGGTCGCAAATCACAACAAACTTCTAGAAAGTTTATTGCTATCGAGACAAGCAAATGACAACAACCTTTATACTGACGAAACAACCAACGGAATCGCAGATGGCTCTCTCGACGCAGGTGAAGGATTCAGTCAACCAGGCAGTCAATCACCTGCGTGATGCCCTTGCTTTTGCTGCACGGTCTGAACATGCCGTAACCATTGGCACTATCTCTGACATCTTGATGCGTTGCGAAAGCATTGAATCAATGGATGAGATTATGCAAAAGTTTGGTAACAAAGCAGACCCTTCGTCTTCCCGTTCTTTCAAAGATTTTGAGTAAACCTCAAAGGCATTGTTTATCGGAGGCTGATCGCCTCCAAAAATATTTTTGGGATTTAGAAAAATTAATCCCCAATCCGCCTGCAAACTGGGCGGTAAATACCAAGGAATGTAAGTGGGCTAAAATACTAAAAGAACGTAAAGACAATCCTGATGTCTCAGGAGAATAGTTATACAAAGCCGGAATTGCGCGAACGGATTAAAGATCGTGTGATGGCCGGCTCCAAGGGTGGCAAGCCGGGTCAATAAATTTGTGCTATTGTAAGAAAAGCACAAACAATCCAATGCAAAAACTTTGTCGTGAATGCAACACCAGAAAACCGCATGAAAATTTTCACAACAAAGGATACACATCAGCCGGAAACATAAAACGTGACAGCGTTTGCAAGGACTGCAGCTCTTTAGTAAACAAAAGATTCAGACTTTTGTATGGAACAGACGGCCAAAAGCAATGCTCTGAATGTGCCCATTTTTTGAATTGGGATTGTTTTAGAAAAAGAAAACAAGATGGAAAGCTGTATTTACATTCTTCATGCAAAGCATGCAACAGAATTAAATGGGACAGATGGGTAGAAAATAATAAAGAACGTTATCAAAAAGTTAAAAAACAAGGGCAAAATTTACTGCACAAAAATCACAAAAAATATGAACGAAGAGGTATTACCAAAGAACAATATGAACTTGTTTTTGAAATACAGCAAGGTCTGTGCGCAATTTGCAAACAACCACCCAAAGACACACACTCTTTAGCAATGGATCATAATCACAAAACAAATGAGTTTAGAGGCTTACTTTGCAAAGAATGTAATAGGGCCTTAGGCTTGTTTGGTGATAATATAGATGTATTGACAAATGCAGTCATTTATCTTAAAGAGCGAGGAAGCTATGGCTGAAGACAAAAGCAAGTACACCAAACCTGATCTTCGCGAACGTATTAAGAATCGTGTAATGCGCGAAGGTCGTGGTGGCAAGCCAGGGGAATGGTCGTAGCCGTGAGGCTAAATAATATCGGCACGGAAAGCTCAGCTTGTTGCAAGTGAATACAAGTCTGCAGGCGGTGGATATAAAGGAGGTAAAGGCGAGAAGCAAAAGTCTTTGGAGAAGTGGGGCCGTGAAAAATGGATGACTAAAGACGAGTATAAAAAAAGGAAGGAAGCTAAATCTGCTGCACAAAAATACAAAGATAGTAAGTAATGGATAAGGCAATTCAAAAGGGATACACCAAGCGCTACCTTCCAGAAAAAGCCTGGGCCTCATTGTCCCCAGAAGAACGTACGGAAACAGATCAAAAGAAACGCGCCGCCAGTCGCGAAGGCAAACAGTTTGTTTCAAACACCAAAAAAGCAAAGCTAGCTGGACGTGCAGCCCGTCGCTATCAAGATAGCAAATCGTAGGACAAGTATCGCGCTATACTTTCAGTGCTCAATACACACGTCTCGTCCCGTAGGTATTGGCGGTAAGTAGTTAGTTCTAGATCTCGGCTTGAGCAACCGAGGTTTTTTTGTTATACTACTGAGTGATAGAGGCCAGGTCCCTGTCAAGGCATACGGAGACCCGTCGAGTAAGTCCTTGTTACACCTGGCCCATCACTTAAACTCGGGATGTAGCGCAGCGGCAGCGTGTCTGTTTTGGGAACAGAAGGTCGTAGGTTCAATCCCTACCATCCCGATTCACCATGGCCAATAGATGAGTTACCTGAACCACAACCTGCCTACGTTTACGTGCTACATCCGAAACGAATTCCTATACAACCACAAGCAAGGCCATGGTGATGTGACGTTGTGCGATGTCCACTCAGTGGCTTCCCTGGAGAAACACGTCCCTTTATTTGAAGTCTTTCTAGAGAATGGAGTCAACTGGACAAGGCGTCCGATACATGCTCTCTGCTGGAAACCTGATGCCCCTAAGCCCGAATTAAATGAATGTATGTGGTGGGATTGTTTCTCTCCGTATATCGATGTACAAGTCAGGTCACGCCTTTCAAACTTACGCGCCCAACTGATCAATTTCAAAGGGGAGAAGAAGGGCGGCATCTACATGTTCACCCTTGACTGGTCATGGGAATCCAAATCAACTCTTAATACAAACTTCAGTGAAACACCTGAGCATAAGTGTGCACACTTCTTCCGGATGGATGACGGCAACTTCTATGCGTATCCTAATAATCGGATCATCTGGTACGACGATGCCTGGCTCAAGAACCGTATTGAAAAGAACCCTGGTTACGAGATTGACTTGACTGAGTACAGCGTAGAAAATTCACGGATGATTGAAACGTCCGACCATTTTATATACGAAACAACAACCACAAGCGACCAGTAATTTACTGTTATATTTACTGCAGTAATGCTTGGCTTTGGTGCCAACCTCCAAAGAAAAGCTCCAGCGCAATAGACAAAAGTTTCTTGAGTACAAGAAGACTTTGAATTGCCAGCACTGTGGGTTGGATGATCATCGTGTCCTTGAGTTCCACCACGTTGGTGACAAGGACCATAACATATCAAATATGGTTAACCACGGATACGGCTGGCGCCGCATCGAAGAGGAAATAAAGAAATGTATTCCGCTATGCTGCAACTGCCACAGGCTTGAGCACTGGGTTGGTTAGCGCCCAACAAATTGACCAAGGTCCCACCAAGGACGACCAACAGTACGTGGCCCAACTTTAGTTCCTGCAACAGAACCCCATGGTACAAATGTTGGTTTACCACCTTTGACAGCGGTACCTAAACGAACAGGCCGACCACCTGGGGCAGCAACCAAAGCTCCTTGTGGATTACGGAAGACAGTTGAACCTTTGTAAGTACCAACAGCTCGTGGTTGAGGAGAAGAACTTGGAGCTAATGTTGCCGTTGCAATAGAAGCAATCAAGGGGTTGGCAACTGCTAAAGCACGAGCAGGAGCAGCAATACCTGCTTGCGCAGCTTTGGTCACACCACTACGTACTAAGCCTTCTGCCAACGCACCTGTTGTTGCACTGGCCCCAGCTTTTAATAAGCCAGCACCATACTGACCTTTTTGAAAATCTTCAAAAACTTCTGGGCTATACAAGGCACCCGCAACAAAACTACCTGTAGTCAGTGGGTTAATATTTCTAAACATTTGCCCTGCAAAAGTAGAAGGCTCTCGCACAATATCAGCAGGCAACGTCAAAGTCCTTTCTTTGTTGCCAACGTGAACATAATCCCAGCTTAATGGTTTGGCATAGCTAGACGGATTCATTGGATCGATAAAGATTTTATCGATTCCAGCCTTTGTTTTTTGTTCTGCTGTTGCTCCTTCTATATCAAAGTCTTTAAAAATTGGAACACTGCCTCGTTCACGAGTTGACTCGCCTAATGCGGGAACAGGTGAAGCTGTTTCTAAAAGAACTTGATTAAGAGGTTTTGGTTTACCTGGGGTACCTTCTAGCTGCGCAAGACGATTTGCCAGCTGCATAAAATATTCATCTGGCCGATTGACATCAGCTATAGGTGTAGGCGCAAATCCATAGTTTTCAAGTTTTGTATAAAGGTCTGCAGCTGTAACTTCTCCACGTGCTCTGATGCTTTCTTTTGGGAAATAAATATCTCCTTCGTTTGTGCCGCGTTGTCCCCATGCACGATTTGTAATTAAACTAGGATCAGCAACAACTTCACCTGTTGTCTTAAACTTACCTTTTGCTTCTGGCATCAAATCCAAACGCGTCATGTAAAGCGTTGGGTTAGAAGTTACAACTGTTTCTTTTCTTGTATTTCCCCGTGCATAGCTCCATTGAGGTTCCTTTGGGTTGCCCCAAAGATAACCTTTTGCTCCACCTTCACCAATCTCAGCCGGCGTTAATTCAGGAGTTGCAAAACGCGCAGGATTAGGACCTGGTGTAACAGTAATAATATCTGCTTGATAATTGGCAGGTTGTACGGTTTTTAATTGTTCTGCGTATTTGCCAGCCAATGAAAGATCAGCCGGAACAAAAGGTGTTTTTGTAGAAGGAATTAATTCTTGCAGTACTGGGCCAGCTTTAAACTGCAAACCATAGCCACCTTCTTTTAAAAAAATATCCTTAAGACGGGGATCAATATCCTTGTCAAAATATTTCCCCGCAAGTTCAGCACGATCAATCAGTTGTTCTCCTGTTGCGGCAGACCCAGAAGAAATTGAATAGCCTAAAAGGGGAGAACCAATGGCACCCAAAGCACCTAATGCTGCAGCCGTGTTTTGAGCTGGCTCAGATGAATAAGGGCTATTAGGATCTAAACGTTGTTTAATGCGTTCTAAGCTCATCAGCTATTTCGCAGTGTTGCTTTTACAAACCAAGCTGCTTTGAATGCCTGACCCACAAGATCAGCCATGTAGTTTTGAATGTCAATGGCCCCTACCTTGGCAGCAATGGGCTCAAGCTTCTTGGCCTTCATGCCAAGTTCCTCAAGGTTTTTGTAGTACACACCAAGCATGTCAGTGCCTTTGTAGGAAGTCACAGTCTGCATAGGAGGAGCTGCATCCTTAAGCCCACTACCACACATAGGGAGTAAATAATCCATGCTGCGAATAAACTCAGCAAGGGTATCAAACTGTTCAAGGTGCGCTTCATATTGATCTTTTAAGAATGCATGGACCCCAAGGAAGTTACCACCCTCGTAGTTCAGATGGATCAGATGGCTTTGGGTCTCCAGCTCCTTGAGGTAAGAGCAAAGGGAGATGCACTGCTGGATGAATGCACCAACATCGCCGCCAGCCTTGGACTTGGGGGGAGCCTTGGGCTTGTCCTGGGGCTGAGGAACCGGTTGAGTCTGTGGGGTCTCAACGGCTTGATACTGTTGAGGGGCAGGAGTATACATGATTTTTTAGCTGTAGTTCTATTGTAAAGGGAACTAATTAGATAATTTCAAACCACGATAGGTCTGCGTACATTTTCGCGCCACTAATAGTAGGTGCTGCAACTAGGGTAAAGATATCGCTTACACCAGCCTGTGTACGGCCAAGCTGGAAGTTAAAGTCACGCACATCACTTAAAGAAAGTGTACCGTCAGAAACAATGTAACCACCAATAACATCGGTGCCCCCGCTCACACCAGTAGCAGTAGTGTCATATTGAACATTACCATTGTAATGAGTTTGCCAGCTGGCGCCGCTAAGGGTTGGGTTAAGCAAAATACGATATTGAACAATGTCCGGCTTGTTGTTTTGCGTTTGTTCTAACGCAACACTTAAAAAGGATGGGACAATGACACTATCTGTACGACCAGAGGCCATGCGGATAGAAACAATGGGATACGTAATACCAGAAGACGTTAAAGTTTTTGGTGTTGTACTGGTTGCAATGTTGTAACGGCGAGTAAAACCTTCGTACCCGCCTTCCGAGGCAACGGTATTACAGATTTGTTTTGCAGTCCCACTGGCAGAGACAACACCAATATTTTCAATCTCTTGCCGCAACGGCAAAGCAGCCGTCGTCATATAAGTGGTGTTGTTTATGTTTTCATTGTGAAAAACATGAGCAATAACCATACTGCCATCTACAACAAAACCTGTTCTCACATCACCAACACCTAGCCATTCCACATCCATCCAGAGGATGTTTCCTTTAGTAGGATCTAAAGCCCTTTGACTTGTTCCTGTACCGTCAAAACGATCCGCATTCCATTCAGATTGTGGAACTCGCGTTTCGTTAACTGCGCCACTTACGTAACTACGTAATACAAAATAATTTGTAGTGCCGCTTTGTTCAAAAAAGATACCGTTTTCAGTACCAAAGTAACCTACACGTTGCCGGCGGTTAGTAATTCCGGATGCAAAAGTAAACGAGTTTAAAACCAGAAGTGATTTACCTGGCTGATAAGGAAAAACTTTTCGCGTTTCCCTGTAGATGTAATCCCCAGATGCAGTGGTAACGTTTAGATTTACTGCGCTTTCATTAGTGCTATACGTTACTGTTGCACTGCCACCACTAACGTTTGTCCACTTATCATTTTCTTGATAACGATGTTGGCTATCAAAAAGTGTATACGGTTGCGATACACGCAGCCTACCGAAAGCATCTGCAGCTGTTGTACCAGCGGGGGTAATTGATACTGAGTATCCGCTAACAGTTGTTATTTCTAACGGACGCCCACTACAAGTTTGAACTTTATGTACGGGATATAGATTCTCATCCGTGGGGTCGCGATAGTTAGGCATTGCCTTGTATATGTATATGACTTATTCTACGCCTGTTAAAATAAAAGAAATATACAACGTAACACGTGGCATATCTCCAAAAGAATTTGTATGTATTCACCAGTGGCCTGACGGCCACAGGAGAAGGGCCTGCTTGTGCAATTGATCAGCCCAACCGTCATGCACCCAAGAACATTGGGTTGTATGTAACAGTTGCCAGCATCGATACTAATGTGGTGGTGCGTCTGGACGGTTCAATTGACGGCATCAACTACGCACAGTTGATCACTGGCCAAACCATTACGGGCAATGGTACACAATATTACGGGCTTGCTAATACTCCAGTGAAGTATATCAAGCCCGTGTTTGTTTCAGAAGCTGGTGGTACTAGCGCCGTAGTGACGTTTGGTCTGGCAGCTAATTAATCGTTGTCTACATTTTGCAACAGCTTAAGAAGCTTTTCGTTTTCGTCAGCATTCTTTTTATAGAACAACCAGTTGTCGTAAACAACTTCCAGTAGAACGTCAAAGAATTCGTTGCCGCTTAATACATTAGTGTCAACGAATTCACTGACGGTATCTGCAAGATATTCACGCAGCTTCTCTTTTGCTTTAGCTTTAGATTCACAAAAGAAACTGGACCACTTCCCGTCGGCTGGTGCAAGCACGTCTGCCTCTGGCTTAAAGTTTTCTTTAATGAACTGACTGGTTTTTTCGTCAGCCTCCCTGCGGTCTTTAGCTGCCATGCCCTGGGGCTCACGCATCTTTCTTGTGAATTCAGTGAAGGCGTCGTCGTAGATTTTCTCAAGATTGCTGTGGGTTTCTGTCTTTGCCAAGGTAAGAAGCAAGGTCATTAACAGCTTGATGATAACCCTCCAACCACTCGTCTGTCCTTCCTTGTTTACATTTGGGGTTATTTCGTTCTGCTACGTAAAGGATGTAATTAATATCAAGCTGCCTAAGAGCGGCAATGGGAGATTGATCATCCATAAAAAAAGGGAATGCTTTAACAATGAAGCACTCCCTTATTCTAAGTTGTAGTTCAGGTTACGTTTTAGGAGACGAGCATTTCCTCATCCTTAAACTTTCCTTCTTCCAGATCTTTAACAAACTGCAACCTACGGAAGTAATCTTCTCGGCAGTAGGGGCCAGCTTCACGGATGCAGAACTCTTGCCACAGGCCGCTGTACAGGCCATCCTGGCGCCCAGAGCATTGATACATGTGCTCCATAAAGTCAGCTTTACGCTGCTCCCTTATCACGCTCCAGCTTTGGAGCTGCTCTTTAAGCCAAGGAGTATCAAAGGCACCAGTGGTGTTAAGTTTCTTGAGGATGTCGTCAGTCATTGAAGTTGATGGCTGTTGTAGAAGTATAGACGCCTTTGACGTGAGGACTCAGTTCAAAGAGAAGATCATCCAGATCATCTTGAAGAGCCTCTGCAATTTCATCGGCAGTCCTACCGCCAAAGGAATTGTATTCAACATCAATGTCAACCGCAAATGATACGGTTAACTTAGGCACAACAACAGGTTCCATTTAAACGAAAGAAGACTCAAGTACTTTAGCAGCAATTTTATTAGGTGCCGAGCAGTCTTTCGAGGGAGTGAACCTTAACACTTTCGTAATAACCAAGACGCTCTTGGATCAGATTGGAGTAGTTAATTGCAGCATCAACCATTTCTTCTGGCTCCATAGAGGCCGCAAGATTTTCATTAGAAAGCATGGCAGCAGTCAAGATAGTGACCGACCACTCCAGCTTGTTACCAATGAGCGCAGTTAAAGGAGTCCCATCGACAGTGAAGCTAGCCAGTAATCTACTAAGCTGTTCTTCATTTGCCATGGAACCCCTAACCGACGTTGTTAGGTTATTTTACTTCAGTTGTTTTTATCCCCACGTGCAGTGATGTACCAGTAGGCATGACGCGCGTTCTGGTGGAACCGCTTGCCAGACAGCAGTTTAAGTTTGCGTTCCTCCAGCTCATCAAGTTTGTTTTCTTGATAGACAGGAAGATCACGGCCATCTTCACAGAGCATACTGATCTCAATGTCAACCATCTCGATTTGCATCTGGAAGTCATCAACTGACTGCTGGTGACAACACATCAAGATATGTGCATCCTCTAGGTCAGTCGGCGGGATCAGATTCTTGTAAAAGCTCTCCGAAATATTCGGGTGCTTGTGCTTCCATCCGTTTGGCAGAGAAGAGGCGGTTCTTTCGGATTGCATATTGTTGTTCAACTTTGACTCCAGACGGGAGGTGTTCACCGTTTTGGTAAGCGTTGCGGATGGCATCGAGGTTGGGGAGCGTTTCAAGTTTTGTTTTAGGTTCTGTTCTGTCAGAGAGAACTTCTCCTGATATTGAACGTACCACAATTCTTTTGGTTGTGGTTGTTTCCTGCTGGATGCAGTACTTACTCCTTTCGTCAGTGTGCCAAAACTCCGGATCCGACGTGATCTCGACCGTGAAGTCCTTCTTTTTAGAAAGGACAAACTCATAGTTTTTACCTTGGATTCTATTTGAATTAAGCGGCAGTGCCCGCCGCAACCAGCCTAGTAGATTTTTAAGTTGAGTCAGCTGAGATTCATGGTGACGTTTGGCCTGCGCAATTAGATCCCCTTCTTTTTTGATGCGCTCCAGAGCATCTTCATGGGCAGCCATCGCATAATAAATACGATCAATCTTTTCAGACCGTAGGTTGGCACAACATTCCAGCTCGGCTTTTGCCAATTCCTGGGACTCAGGAGTAAGGAGAGGAAGAGAGCGTTCCAGGGCACCATAGTGGTCATATAACTTGATGATGCTGAGATCTTCAAGCTTTGTCTTGGTGATGTGGGTCATGATCAGATGGGATTAAATTGGGTTTGAATTTTGTTAATTGCATAGGTCAGCAGCATACCTGCCGCTGCCCAAAGAAGATCTTTAACCACGGGAAAGACGATGGCAAACAAGGATTCAAACATGAGTTAAGGTGAGGTGGACTGGTCAGTTTTACGTCATGACCAGGACGTTTCACCATCTACAGTGGCAATTTAAAAATCAATCCTTGTCCATCACTTTAACCAGTCCGTTGAGACCATCAGTTGTGGTTTCTACCAGCTTGGAGATGTAATCAACAAGAGCGTCGACTTTAGTATTGACGGATTGAATTTCTTCCATCAGTTCTTCTCGGCTAGGTGTCAACCCAAACAAGTCATTGTCTTTAATGGCCTCAGGGTTGTTAGCTTTCTGGTACCGACGACAATCATCGTTGGTTGCATAAACACTTTCTTGATACAGATCAAGAATTGTTTTGAGGTCAACATTAACTGAAGCTAAAGCATTACAAGTCTGCAGATAAAGTGCAGCTGCAGCGCGGATGTTGTTCCCAAAAAACTCTGCGTACTGTTCAGAGCTGAGGCCGTAGGTTTCAATCGACATAGCAATCAAGTGCTTGTTGGAGTGAATCTAGAATAAACGTTTTTTGACCTTCTTCACCAAGGTCAGCCCAATATTGAAGATCTGGATCGGTGTTGTCCCATTCAATTTGAATAGTACCACTGCCGTCATCCTCTTCAATGTATTCAATCTTTAATTTGTTTACCCAGTTCATGTTCAACATGAGCTTTTAATACCTCCTCTGCATAGACCTCATAGTCTATTTTAATTTCTGCGCCTAGTTTAACAAGGCCCCAGTGGGTATCGTCATCAATGTCAAGATGGTAGTGGTGAATTTCAGGCATGGGTTTTGGGTTGTCAATTGGGTTACTGGGAAGTGTACTGTATCGATCAACAATATCCATTGCTCTATCAAACAGCTCTCGATCAAGTGTCATTTCTTTTTTACAGCAGATTGCAATTGTGGCAATGCAGTACCAGGGAATGGCACATAGTGTGATTCAAGCATATTAAAGAAAAGATCCCAGGCATGTTCCTGGCTGAACACCTCCTTCGGTCGGTAGGTACGCCAATGAGTCAAAGGCGCCTGAGCACCTGACTTGGTATGCAGCAGTACAAACTTGCCCTCACTGATGTGGTCTTGGGGCGGAGCGTACCACCATGCCACGCACTTGTCTGGCGTACCACTAGGCAGTGCATTACGTACCTCAGTACGTTTGCACAGCAGCTCACGGTACTTATGGAACCAGGTCAGGTGGATGCACCAGGGTTTGAATCCTTCGATCTCTGCTTGGAATAACGAAACATTAAGAAGTTGACGCTGAAAGGACCCACATGAGCAGTAAGGTTCAAGAGTGCTGGCCTGAACACCGGAGGCGTTTTCCTCCAAGTCAGACTCCAAGTCAATTGGCCGAGTCGGACTCCGAAGCCCGTCGGGTGCAACCAAATGCCCCAGGTCCGTTTGGTCATTCTGAAGAAGCGCAATAACTTTATTAGGGTCAGATAAATGAATGAACTTGTCTGCCCAATGCTGTTGTAGTTTTGCATTGGAAGTCAGATGTCCTAGCGCGTGGGTGTAGTTCCACCCTTTAAACATGACGTAAGCATTGTTGTGCCATACACTAGGGCCACGATAGTTAGGGCCAAGGTAAGAAAAGAAATCCTTCAAACGGTGGGTATACTGCTGGAACGCAGTCTTAATCAAAGTCAGGTCGTAAGCCTGCTCACTACCATCACAACGCACCACGATGCAATTGCCATCTCGCAGATAAATGCCAGAGATTTCGGTGTCATCAAAGTCTGCGTATGCACGACGGATGTTAGACCGGGAGTAGATAAGGGCTTGAGCTGAATTGAGTTCGGTTTGGAGTTGCATGAGTCTGAGTTGAGTTAGATGAAGAGATCAGTGTCCTGGCCTCTGTCGTGAAGTGTATCACGATACTTGGACCGCTTGTAGGCTGAGCGTGCCATCCGATACGTTCCGTAAAGAACGCCCGCCCAGCACACGGGGTTGCCAATGACAAGTGCTACGGCTCCAGCAATTGCCGCTGTAGCAGCACCTTCTTTGACAGCAGCTTTTTCTTCTGGTTTCATTTGTGGTTGTTAATACATTTTGAAGTTTTGAACTAGGGTTTACTATAGATGTAACCTATGAGTGCAATTCAAATACACCATGGAAGAAATCAAATACGTACCGTTAACTCAATTCCAGATTGAACCAACGCTTGATGATAAGTTTTGGCTTGAGAAAATTAAACGCTCCATTGAAGATTGCAACTCGGTTAGCACCTTAAAAGAAATGGCGACCTTGCTTGCGCAGATCGCCACTCAACGTCAAGGTGTAATTCGTGGGTTAGTCCAAGACATGTTTATTTTCAATAACAAAGCTATTGATCAAACAGACTTGGCTAACCCTGACATCAAAGCCTGATCACAGGCTGCTGTCTTCACCAGTCATGGGATCACGGGAAGGCAATGCTTTCACATCGACCGTATCCGTGGTGCGGGTGACGGGAAGAATCTCGACACCCTGCTTGATCCCGTAGGCACCGCCAAGCTTCTCAGCGTCTTGCCGTGCATGTTGGTTGATGTAATCACCAAACATCTCCTGGTACTTCCAGGTTGATTCCCGATCTTCATCAGGAATAGACATGCGGCTCAGCGATTCGACGGCGGTGTCTTGATCGACATAATCAGGGATGTCAAAAGATTCAATTGCGCAGATCTCAACGTTGTTGGCGCCACGCATTTCATTGGCAAGTACCGGAGCAAATACGGTAGTGGCATAGAACTTTTCATTGAAGGCCAGAGGTACTTCAGAGTCCAGTGCCTTGCTCAGGCACTTGGACATTTCCTTTTCATACATCTTGACTTTGTCAGACACGTCGGTGCCATTCAATCCTTTCAGGGTAAGAACCATGGGGATCTTGTGAGCACGCTTGTTCTCCTGAGTCAGGATGTAGATCAGGTACTTTGTACGCACGCTGTACTTGCGCTTGTACATTTCACCTTTGCTGTTGGCAAGATCGGCTGCAATCTTGTCAGCATCAAACAACTCTTTGACATCTGGGTTATCAAAGGTACCAATCGTCTGACGCATCCCTGTGGTTTCTTCAACCATCAGAGGAGAACGCAGCAGGATTTGAATACGTGGCTCAGTAAAGTTCAGGCCTTCCTCGATGGAGGTGTTAGGCGCCATGCCAAATGTCTGCTTGTAATCCCAGATGACAGAGCCTTTGACAAACTGATCTTCAGTTGCTAGCCATCCGCATGTATCCAGATCGGATTTGCGTACAAACCAACCACGTACTTTTGATTTGTTTAGGGGTTGAATTGTGACAAGGTTCTGGTAGCCAGATACAAATTCTTTGGACTGGAACATCCGGAAGGAGTCGAGCCCACGGGTTGCAAGCGCAGAAGTTTTCTTGGTAGCCATGGAAGAGGTCATGATGGGTTCGTAGTCAGGGGTGGACAGTTTAACGTCATGTCCAGGACGTGGCATCATTCTGCCTCAGGCTTGCACTTTTTCATTGCGCAGGTGCTCCCGCTTAATGAATCGAAATAGGCTTCAGATAGCGCCTGCATGTTGCCAAAGATACTTTCTTCCATATATCCACAGCCCTTAAGAAAATCTATAAGGTGTGGGATAACTTCATCAGCAAATAAAGCATTGAATTCATGCAAGACCCTGTTGCTGCCATCTTCGTAGAGAAGAGTGAACTGATCTTCAGTTGCTTTAGCCATCAGAAGGGAACTTCTTCGAGGTCAGGTGCATTGCCATAGTGACCAGGCAGATCAGGCAGGCCACCACCAGAGGCAGCAGTCCATGGATCACCAGCCTCCTCAGCAGTACGGCCGCCCCACAAGGGAGCAACCTTGTCTGAGCTAGCCACAACAGTCTGAGGCTTGATGGATGGGGCAGCAGTATCTCCTGACACCTTTGGTGCCAGTGTCATGGATACCAATTGGATCTTGGAAACGGAACGCCGTTGGTTGCTTTCTTTATCCTGCCAAGAATCAGTAACTAAACGACCATTGATCGTCAAGCCAGTTCCTTTGCGCGTAAAGTCAACAAGCAACTGTGCGTTATTCAGTTTGTCTTGGTGTGAATTGATGGCATAGAAGTTGAACAGATCAGCTTGATTGCGACCAGTATTCACAGACAACGTCTGGTTACAGATCATCAAGCCTTCTGCTGTTGTCTTGAATGCCCGTGGATCATCCTGCTGGATGTCTTTGACACAACGCCCACTCAAGATGATGGTGTTAAGAATCGGAAATGATTCAGTCACTGAAGTGATCACACCACCATGCAGCGAATGCGTACGTGACTCAAGGTCATACCGCAGCTTGGCGCCATGGATATAGATCAGAGAGTTCTTTGCAGTACGTGCAAAACGCTCTGAGTTCTTGCCATAGACGTTGAGTTCAATTGCAGTAGGTGCTTTGTTACCCACGGGCGGCAACAAAACATTGCACCTCAAAGCGTATGAGGTAGCAGAGATAGAAACCTCGCGGGGTTCCTCGGTGGTTTGAGCACAAACAAAAGCTTGGTTCATCTGATTCCAGAAGGTTGTGTGAGAGGCAGTTTAACGTCTTACCTCAAGGACGAAACATCAGGGAGATTGTCTATCTTAACTAATTGACCTTTTCGATCCCAACAGCTATTACAATCAGGACACTGATAATGATTGACACGGTCAGTCCCCAAATACTCCACACCAACAACACGGCTAAAAAACTTCGAAGTAGAAGAATAATAACCCTTGTCTATAGACTCTTGAGGAATGTAGGAATGAATCCAGCTGACTTCGCAGACTGGGCACTGCTCTACCTTGGTGATGTCGGTGTAGTCCATCAACTAACCTCAGTGCAATGAAGCATAGCTTTAGCTTGCTGATAACATTCAAAAGCTTCTTCTTTTGTAACAAAAAATCCAAGATGCTTGTGTCGCCTGTTCACTGTAATTGTGGCACGCCATTTACTTCTTTGTTTTGACCACGACACTCCCTTGCATCCAGACGTATTATTTTTTCTGTCTCCTTGATTTTGATTGTTTATAAATACATTTGCTTTACGTAAGTTTTCAATTTTATTGTTTTGTTTGTTTCTATCAATATGATCAATAACTTCATTGCAGGAAAGATTGCCGTAATGCATTTGATAAATAATGCGATGCAAAACATAATGTTGTTTATCAATCATTATGCGTTTATATTTTGATCCCGTATTTTTCAAACAAGACTTAACAACTTTATTATTTGAACGCCAATATACATAGCCTGTTTGTTTTTCATATCTAAGTATTTGATTTAAATATTCTTTTGTTGGAAGTTCTTTTAGATAAATGTGATAACTCATGTTAATGAACCTCGTACCAATTTGAGCCAACTCGTGCGTCACCTTCAATGTCACAACGGAAGCCGAAGAATTTTTGAGCTTGAGGGAAAGCAAGCATAGCTTGTTCTTTAATTGCTTCTGTGTATTGGGGTTTGCATGCAATTTCTACTTCGTCATGGACCATCAGCAGTTGCTGCCAGTCATGGTCGTACTCCAAGCCAAGGTTTGTTTTGATGTTGTTGTGAATGTTAATCACAACTTGTTTCATGAGGATTGCACCTGCTGATTGCAACAGCACATTCAATCCTTTGAAAGCAGAACGACAGTACAACTGACGACGATCAAGGCCAATCAAGTAACCACGTAAACCAATTGTCTTATCAATTTCATACTTCAATGATTTCAATGCTGGCACACCACGCATAAAACCATCGATAGCATTGCGCCCAAGCATGCGTAACTCATCTTCATCCTTAAGGTTTGGATCAATGATGGAGCCTGCCTTTACAGAGCCACACCCATAGAGCATGCCATAGAGCAAACGCTTGCTGATATCCCTGGTCTCTACACCAAATTGCTTTTGGTTGTAGGTGTGGATGTCAACTGATTCATCAGTCACTAGCCTTGCGTAATCACCGTTATCCCAAAGGGCAAGGTATCCAGCAAGGCAGCGTAACTCAAGTGCTTTAGCGTCAACACCAATGAGATCCCACCCGTCAGGAGGAATGAATAGACTTCGACACTCCTTTCCATAAGGGGAGTAACCTGCTGGGACCTGACCCATATTTGGATTGCGGTGTGAACAGCGCCCAGTAATGCAACCGTTAGTAGTAACATCACCGTGGATACAACCGGTGTCGTTGTTATAGAGTTTGATCCAAGCATTGTTACCATCAGCAATTTGACCAAGACGTTTCTTGATCAACATATATTCTGCCAGTGGCTTAGCTTCTGGATATGGAAGCTTTTCTAATACATCATCATCGAGAACTGGGTTACCTTTCTCAGTTGTTTTGTCTGCAGTCCATCCATACTTTTTGTACAGACGGTCAACAATTTGTTGACGTGAACCTGGGTTGAACTCTTCATAGCTGACTTTTACAAATGGTTCTCCTTTGACGTAGCCTCGACTCTTGTTGTTCACTTTTGGAATGAATGTTGATTCATGTTTGATGGGTGGAAAGATTTTCTTCAGGTGTGATACAAGCTCTGCTTCTTTTGCTCGGAAGCTATCCACCAAATCAAAAGCAGCATCCAAATCGAAAGGAACACCTGATCGAATTTGTTTGTTAATCGCCAAAGCAAAGTCATGCTCCAAGAGAAGGGACGATGCTTCATAATTTTGCGTGGCGATAAGCTGCCAAAGATTGAAGGTGACCACCACGTCTTGGACGCAGTACTTGAGCATCTCCTCTGAGTATTCAGTGAAGTCTTTGAAGTCAAGTTTATGGCTGGACAAGCGCCATCCCCATGTCTTAAGCGATGCGGATCCACGGTTCTTCTTCGGAACCTGCGGATATTGTTCAATGTCAAGCTCATAGAGAACCTCCTTGGGCCAAATCAAACGAGTACAGATGAGCGTGTCAATGATGCGTGCGTTGATTTTAATGTCTGGATACAACTTCTTTAAGACGGGTACGTCATAAAAGCAGATGTTGTGGCCAATAAGAACATCAGCACTACGCAGATACTCAAGAGCAGAGTCAATGTCGCTAGGACCAAAAGACAAAGTGCTTTGGCCGTTGATGTCATAGATGACAATGCAGTGAACCTTGGAAGCCTTGTCATAAAGTCCGTCTGTTTCCACATCAAAAACGTAAGCTCGTTCATGTTTTTTAGGGATTAAAGAAAATTGAGAATCTTTAAAGTGCATGCAACCTCTTTAAATCTTTTAGTACAAGTTCTAGTTCAGAAATTGTAGCGTCGTTTTTTAAAAGGTTTGCACGAGCGCTAATAACTCTTACATTTCCTTTCACATAACCAAGCCCCGGAATAATTCGATCAAGTGATGGAGAATTAGGATGATAACCTTTTTTAGGTTCATCATCCATTGACAACTGTTTGATTTCAATCCCAAGAACAGGACAAACTTTTGGAATAACAATATCATCTTTTGTTAAATCAAAAGGAATGTTATTCTGTTTTGCTCTGTATTTGCAACGAGAAAGAATCATGGATTCACGATAAGTAATCCTTGATTTTTTAAATCTTTCTCTAGTGCGCTCGGGGCTTTTGTTATAGCGTGTCCTATTTCTTCTGCGGTTTCCGCAGATACTAGAACACCACTTTGCGTCTTTTCGTTTAGCGGTAAAAGAGTTACCGCAGTATTGGCAGACGTACCACTTTTCATTTGCGGAAGCGGGCTTCATCGCAAACGCTGAGTTCTTCACGGGCAAGGCTGCGGTCATTTTTGTTAATCCACGTCAAGATCTGCTGAGCACCAGCCCGGTATGGATGGGAAAAGATCTTGTTCAGAGCTACCTCTGAATCTAGCGGAATTAACTGAAATTCATTGGATGTTTTACAGGCTGTGATGGCAAATGGGCGGCTATCTTTCCAGGTAGCAATGACGTATGACATAAAAAGATGAAAGACGGACAGATACTATCCGATCTTTCATCCTTGTCAAGACACTTCAGGTTGTCTTCTGATTTGATTTGCCGTATCCCACAAATCCACCTTCCTTCTTACGTTGAGTCAGCGCTTTCATGGCGTCAGACCCAGCACGTTGGCTGCCATGCACCAGGAGTGCAAACGGTTTATCACCTAAGCAATGGCTGTCGTCATGATCGATCTCAAGGCCTAGCTCCTCCGCTTGCTGTTCTGTGTAGACCACATAGGCAATGCGCTGGAACACATCCTTGTACTTAGGGATCAAGTAATCGAGTGTCCCACCATGAGATGCAGTGAGATAAAAGTTGGGAGGGATCTGGTCATGCAGGTTGTACCACATGCCAAGGGACTTGGTGTATGCATAGAAGGTTTGCTTGGGACGCTGTGCCGCAGCCATCAGCCAAGCACGCATGTAGTTCTCAGTCCAGAAGTCACCAGACTCATGGACACGCACCAGGTCCTTGGGTGCTTGCAACGTGAGTGATAGATCGATCAGATCACGCAGGAGCATGGCCTGGTTCCCATTGGAATGGATGACCTCACGGATGAGATCCCAGTTGTGCCATCGTGCCGCACGAACGGTAGGCCGCACCTCTGCCATAGCAGCAAAGCAACGGAACTCATCTGCTTCTGTGCCCGTGTACTGGGGCAGATCAGTAATGAGTCCGGTGACACGGTCAGCAAATGTCTTGCAGACACCAGCGTGCGGACATGAGTGGCCAGCAGGCAGCGAGAAGATCAAACGGTTCTTGAGCTTGCCGTTGCCATTGGAAAATTTGAGGAGTTGCATTGGTGTTGAATGTGATTGATAAGCTGGACTAATGAATGAGTTTAGGGACATCTCAGGTCCGTATTCCCGTACGGGAACTTACCAGATCCACTGCGGCGCAATGGATCCGGTGCTACGATTTGCTCGTAGTTTTTCAGGAGTCACTAGGCATTCCGTCGCCGGTGGACGGCGGGCAGGTCAGTACAAGAGAGTACTCACCATCCACCACACCAACCACCTCAAACAGTATTCAGAAAAACAAACGACTCAACCGTTGCGGCTCGTCTGGTTTGTCGTCTGTATCCAATCCTTCTGTGAAGCCCACAGGTTCATACGGTGGCATTAAGTTACCTTGCCCATCAATAATTCCAGCATCCTGAAGAAACTTCCTTGCCTCTTCAGGGTCTTTATACTTTTCAATTAAGTCTTTAATTTGTTGAGAACACAGCTTCTCCGATGACGGGGAACTGTTCACAGAAGATGAGCTTGATGTCTTCTGCAATTTGTCGGTGTTCAAGTTGGGTTCTTGGGCCATGTGCTGAACAATTAAACGGCATTGATTAATAAACAAACCAGTAATTAAAGCGCTAGATCTGCCTTATCTCTATTACCTTCATCCCCAAACAGCTTCTCCAATAATTGGAAACTCTTTACAAAAAATATCTTTAATAGCTAAAGCAATTTCGCGATGCTCTAATTGAGTTCCGTTTGATTCGCGTAATTGTAGATAATGAATCCATGAACGCAACGTGCCGTTCATGAACATTTTAGTTTGTGTGGCAATGGGCAGCACAGCACGTGCGCATTCCTTTGCAACGCCATTGCTAACCATCTCACGATACAGATGCTCTGCATCTTCAAAGACTTGATTGATACGACGGTAGTAAGAACCAATCAGCTCAGGCGACAGATCGTCGATACTGTTCTGACGGTTCTTGTTGTCTTGCCTACGTAAATGTGGAATGACAGATGAGCCAAGTGCACTTACGTCTGCATAGCGCTGGCTAAATTCCTGAAATGAAAATGAACGGTGCCTCAGTATTTGCGCTGAGATACCACGTGTTGTTTCAATCTCAACACAAAGATTGGCCATCTCAAATGGTGAATGATGCTTGTGATTAATCAAGTACTTCAACAGGCGTGGCGCTGTATCCATGTTGTTTTGGTTTGATGGCGCACTTACGCGTGCCATTTTCACAATCATTTCTTCTGCATTGGGAGTTACCCAAACCAGCTTGGCACTAGACATTGTCATCACCTGGAATTTCGTTTAGTAAAGCAAAGTCACCAATGATTGCAAGCGCTGCTTTGTTATAAGCACGTGCTGCATCAATCTCATTGGCATGCATGCCTAGATAGTAGCGCTTCCCTTTGTAGGTCAGCATTGCTCTGTACATATCTTTGTTGCCTCTGCTTACACCACGGTATTTGCTGTAAGCATTAGCAGGTCTTGGCCTGGATGCCTGAGAAAGATAGAACTCTTTATCAGTCATCTTCCTGGTGAGATAACTAACCATTGATGTTCTCCAGTTCGTTGGCAATATCTAAAATGTCTTGCCGAATATCATCTGCTCCTTTAATGCGTGATGCTAATGCATAGAGAGTAGCAATAACAATTTGACGGGAATACGAATTAGGTTCTACTTCCCATTCAGCAATAGCATCAAAGATTGCCTGACTAGCAGGGGAAAGGTTAGTCATCAAGTTGCTCCAGTGCTTTACGAATGGTGTCGTAAGTGACATCATCAATCTTGTCTCTGTTGTATACATCGCCAAGTTCAATTAGCGCCTGTTCCTTCAAGCACGGCGGCTTGGAACGCATTGCTTGTTTCAATGCATCTCCAGATGGTGTGATTGTTAAGTGTGTGCTGAACAAAGCACAGGTGTCAAGCCACCTTGCGTCTTGTTCTAGCTGCTCATCAGCGCCCCATCGGGCGGCTTGGGTGGCGATGTCTTGCAACTTTTCAGTTGTGATCGTCACTGTGAACATAGTTCGCAACTGGCTGACATATTCAGGCAAGTTGCGCCACTGCTCCACCAACTCAGGCGGTGGGGTGATTGGGTGATTGTCAGTCATTGGGCCTCCAGTTCGTCGGCGATGGCTAGGACGTTTTTCTCAGTAATACCAAAATACTTAAGTTCTTGTACCACAGCCCGCAGAACGGCGGCAGTACAGCGATAATCTTTGGCCATAGGGCCATCTAACCAGCCACAGTTAGCCATGTAGGCATCCAGCACCGCATCAGCGGCGGGGGATAGGTCAGTCATCGAGCTGCTCCAAAGCGCGGCGGACAACGTTGCTGACATCAGGAGACAGGCGGCCATCGGCAACTGCGGTGTCAATCGTTAGTAACGCCTGCTCCTTCAAGCTCGGCGGCTTGGGGCGGCGGGCAGCGCGGAGCCTGTCAGCTACGTCGTAAGCAAGATCAGCGTTTACCCACTCACAGCACGCCTCCAGCTCCTGATCGGCACCCCAGCGGGCGGCTTGGGCGTATCCGTTAAGGCTGCTTGTCCATTTGAGAATTAACTTTGCCGGTGGGGTGATTGGGTGGTTGTCAGTCATTGGGCCTCCAGCTCGGCGGCGATGGCGAATAAGTGCTTATGGCACATCTCTGCACTCCAAGTCCAATGGAATGGTTCCGCAGCAGCGCGAAGGGCGGCGGCGGCTATCTGTCGAGCTTCGTTGAGGCAATCTTCTGGGCCATAGGCGCTGCTGTTGTTGGCGGCATCCAACACCGCCTGCGCGGCGGGGGAGAGATTAGTCATCAAGTTGCTCCAGTGCGCGGCGGATGGTGCTGTAATCGGCTGGATAGCAACGCTCAGTTGCATCTAATTCGGCAAGCGCCAACTCCTTCAAGCTCGGCGGCTTGGGCTCGGTCAGGGCGGCGCGGGCACGTTCCAGTAAGTCATGGTGCTTCATATCCACTGCGTAGGTGTTAAAGGCAGCGTGAAGCTCAGCGCAC